AGTTTAACTACAAGGTCGTTAACGGCAGCGTCGAGATGTTCGATGTTAATGCCGGTGACCTGTTTAGCGTAATCTCTGAGAGCGTTACGCTCAGGAGACACCCATTTGCCGTCCTTCAAAGTTCCATTAAAAATAGGAGAAATGAGATTGTGAAAATAATCTTTGGGGAAGCTCTTAAAAAGAGGCTCCTTGAGAGGCATCTCAACAACGTTGGATTGCATTTTGGATGTCCGAGCGGTGGACAAGGACCCGTGGCAGCGGATAGAACCGCGCTCTTCGGGTGGGATGTAGTAAGCATGATCGCGAGAAGTTAAGGCTTTGACTTCGTCTAGCCTGTCTGCAAGGACCTTGCTTCCAATAAAGTCGACCGAGCTAGTAGGAGAAAGAACACTGTGGGAGCGCGTAATAGCGGCAATTCCACGGTTGATCGACTCCTGGTCGACGATGTGATAGGCAACGATGTTTGCAGTTAAATTGGATGCGACTGCAATACCGTTAATGTGGTATAAACTTCCGACTTGGGAAATCAGAGGTGAACCACAATGCCCATTGTGGGTGTCATTGAAATATCCTTGGAATACTGGACTTTTGTATTGTTCTCCAGTAATGTGAGTGTCAGGGTATGTAACTACATTGAATGCGCCTCGGAAATCCACTTTGGTAAGGGAATGAGGAGATTCGCGTTTGCGGTACATGTTGAAACCCTTAACGGTACGGGCACTACCGAGGTATTGTGCCTTCACAGGAAAGTGGTCAATGAGATCGACGAAACAATTAACATCAACTAGTTTGATAATTCCAAGATCTTTACCTATACGGGTGCAGAGTTTAGAACTACCATGCATTACGTGTTCAGAAGTGACGTTCATGCCTAGGTTAGTTTCATTGAATCGGATAATGCTGCAACTAGCTTTGCCCTCGGCGAAATGGCGGAGAGTGTGCCATACGCCGACAGCGTACTGGTCAGAGACACCAAAAAGGTGCGTTCGCATAACCTTGCTTTGTCCGTTAAGACGGAATTCAGCAACTATGAGGTTACGTTTCACGCGCCGCTCAACAACTTCAGTCGGAGATTGGGATTTGATTCCAGGTTCAATAAACCCTTCATCGCGGTCCCAGCGGTTTCCTTCCAATTGGCCGGATGGCTTACCACCGATAAGTTCTTCGGTAATAGCGGTGGGCTGGTATGGAATGGCGTCAGAAGCGTCAGTAGGAAAGACAATATCAGGATAATCGCTCGTATGAGTGAAATAAGGAAATGTGTCTTCTTCTTCTTCTTCTTTCTTTGCAGGTTTTGCAGCTTGGTAAACTTTCATGGCGATGACTCCAGAGACAACAGCGATAAGAACATAAAGTCCCTTGCTGCCTCTAACAATAATCTCTTCACGATATTTCGCGTAGCGAGTAAGTACGGA